AATAGGTGATTGAATTGTTTCATTAAACTCCTCATCAAGTGTAAAGTTGATGTAGAAGTCCATCATCTGGAGATACTTATTAACCTGCTGGTTGATAAGAGGAAGATACTTCTTGATGATTTTGGTTTTTACTCCACCATCTTTCAGAAGATTATAAGTGAAGTCATAGTAGGAAGTCTTTTCTCTTTTCTCACCCAGTTCAGTATAAGTTTTTTGGAGATTGGTTTTAAATTCTTTTAGTTTTACATTCTCAGAATTTCTGTTTGCAAGTCCCTTGGTAAGAGTTTGAATTTCAGATTCAAGTTGCTTGATTTGCTTTTGGCAACTAGTAATGTTTGTATTGTTCTTAGTAATGCCATTAAGTTGGTTGGAGATTACATCTGAGATGTTATTAAAGGTGGACTCCCTCATCTCCTCTTTTAGAATTGCTTCTTCGAGTTCCTGGAAACCCTTCTGCAATTCCTCTTGCTTATTTTTAGAGTCCGTAATTCTATTTACACGAAACTCTTCTTTCAGATCTTGATTGCAAGTGGGGCAAACCGTATTTTCTGTAAAGAAATTACACTCTTCTTCAATGTGTGCAATCTTTGCAGACATTTTTCCTCTTATATTATTCAGTTTCCGAACTTGTGTCTTAGCAGACTCAAAGGTCTTCAATTCCTCTTTGTATGACTCTACAACTGCCTGCAACTTCTCATTATCCTGCATGTATGCAGTTACTTGATTATCAAGGTCATCAATCCTGTCTTCTTTGTATTTGATATCAGTCTGACTCTTGGTCTCAATCTCATCAATAAACTTTTGCTGCATCTCTGCTTTATCTTTGAGAGAATCTTTCTTTAGTTCAAGAGTTCTAGACTCGTCCTTACAAATCCTAATCTTATCCTTGATGAGGTTATTCATTGCAGAGAAGATTTTGATATCGAGCAGGTCTTCAATAACCTCTCTGCGACTAGATGCGGTCAGTTGCATAAAGGGGACAAAGGTGCTGCTACCAAGAACCACGATCTGTGTGAAAGACTTGTAGTTCATCTTTAGAACGTTCTGCTCCAACCACTTCTGCTGGTCTACTGCAGATGCACTTTGATCTAGTGGTTTGCCGTCTCGGTAAATCTCAAAGACAGCAGGTTTAATTCCCCTTACAACTTTCCACTCAACATTATTGACACTAAACTCAATTTCAACTCTACAGTCCTTCTCGTTGATAGAGTTGACAAGTTGAGGTTTGTTGATACGTCTGAATGCTTTACCATACAGAGAGAATGTCAGTGCATCTAGGATAGTCGATTTCCCTGCCCCGTTAGAACCAATAATCAATGTGGTTCCACTTTCGGTAAAATCAACTTTGGTTTCGTGTTGTCCTGTTGAGAGAAAATTTTTCCAGGAGATTGTCTTAAAAAGAATCATAAGAAATATCAGGGGGAATCACAATGTCATTAGGCGTAATGATGGTGTATCTGTGACCGTGAATCTCACAGGTCTTTACCATCAAGTCATCATCTATCTCTAGCACATTCATTTCAGGAAAATGATTTTCCTCTTCCAACATCATAGCATAGCGAGCAGCATCGTCCTCATCTTCGAAGATGTAGAGGACCTGTTCTCCCTCATCATCTGTGACCGAAAAGGCACCCTCTACCTCTTTACCAGCAATTGTCAGAATAAACATTAGATCAACTCACATGCTTCTTGATAGACCTCCTTCAACATCTTCTGGATGATTGACTTATCCAGATGTGTTTCAGATTCCTCAATATATCTATCAAGGATTGAAAGAGTATCTTCAGACTCATACTCTTGAGTCTCTTCATAGATGCCACCGAAATCAAAATTTTCCACAACCTTGAGTTCAGCAACACCAACAGAGTAAAGTTTGTCAATAAATTTTTCAAATTTAACTGAGTCAGTCTTCTTCCTAACTACCACCTTTACAATCTTGTTTTCATACTCAGTGGCATTGAACATTTGATGGTCGGTGTCTTCATAATAAATGTTCCTAAACAACTTGTATGGATTGTTGATTGGAGTGTGTTCCAGGGTTTCAGTATCAAAGATATGGAAACCTCTGGTGTCATTCACATCACTCCAGAACATCTCATAGGGATTACCTAGGTAAAATACTGTTCCATTGTCCGATCGAGTGTGATAGTGACCAGAGAAGACCTTGGTGAACTTCTCAAATAGTTTGCTCTCAAGACCGTGGTCCATGATGATTTGGCGATTAACTCTAAATCCTGAGAGTTCAAGGTGCCCCATCGCACATGTGCAATTTGAGTCTTGAATAAGTTTGATAGTAGTTTCTTCATTTTCTTGATTGATCCATGGAATCATTAATGTGTTCAAATTTCCCAGTTTTACTTCTGTGGGAGAAGAATATACATGAACATTTGGATATTCTCTCAGGAGAAGGTCCACTGCATTGACAGAATTAGTATTCTTATAGTATGCAGTATGATTGCCGACAATCGTGTGAACCTCAACTCCCATGTCACAGAGTTTGTCATAGTAGTTGTTCTTTGCCCAAGACAGAGCAGAGAAGTCAATACCCTTGCGACTATCAAAGGTATCACCCATATCAACAACAGTGGTAATACCTTCTTTCTCTAGAGTTGAAAAAAATACGTTCTGATAAAACTTCAAGAAATAATCATGAAACAACTTGGAGTTCTTTCTGGCACCAAAGTGTTGATCCGTAATAATGGCAACTTTCATCAGTATCTCAATTTGCTATGAACAGAATCCTTGATTGAGTTGTAGTCAGAATAATTGCTGGCATCAAGATCATTTGCATCAAAGACTTCATCAAAGTCAGTCTTCTCAAGAATCTTGTTCTTGATTTCCAACTGCTTCTTCTCTTGAGAGATTCGTCTCAAGAAAGCGTAATAGATGATTTGGGTGAAGTATGCAAAGGGATTCTTAGACTTTTCTGGATCAAAGTTGTGAATGTATCTTACACAGTTCTCAATGCCATCACAAATCATATCATCCTTGAACATATAGTTCACGAAGTTTGGTTTGTATGATAGGTGATTGGCAATCTTAAGAAAGCATTCCCCAACGTATCTGGGAATCTTTGGTTTTGGTTTTCCCTTTTCTTCTGCTCTCTTCACCTCAGCAAAATAATTTTCAAGAGCCTCTAAGAACTCCTTGTTATTTACATAGTGTTCGGAGTTCTTACCTCTTCTCATTGCATTAAAGGTAGGTGATACGACAGACATAATAAAGGTTTCTCTGTATTCATTGTACCAGAGATCTCAATAGTTGACAAGTTTCTAAATGTCCAGTAGACTAGGTTTGTCGCCGTTAAAGAGAAATAATAGCTTTAAGTACTTAGAGATTATATAGTTTCTCTAGGATCTCTTTGGCATCAGTTACTGTAGAAATGAAACCCATTTTCTTGGTAGGTTTCATCTCAGTGGTTTGATGAGACCTTCTTACATAGTCTTGGTAGTTAGTAATCATTTCAATATCAGATGATTCAGACATAGTAAGAATGTCATCTAATTCAAGAATGAACATATCTTCGGTACTAGTCTTTAACCAAGGTTCAAGTTTGTATCCTGCCATTCTGCCTCTGACTTTAATTTCTTCTAGAACGATAGGATTAGTGATAACTACATAGACCTTATCGCCTTCATCAGATGCTGCTACTTTGGCAAATATTTCATCACCACATTTAAGTTTTATTGTTGCATAGAAATCGTCTTCTATCATAAGCAAACCCTCCCTAATCTTTTATGTTTATTGATATGATCTCATAGTTAAATTGTTCTTGTACATAGATTTTTACTCTTTCAATAAAGTGATTCAATGTATAGTTCTTTCTAGAACCAACTGTTAAATCATCAGCAATATCATACAATCTAGCTTTGACCTTATCCTTGCCTTTTCTTAGGACTCTACCAATACTCTGTAAGTTTCTAACTCTAGATTTTGATGGAGAGGCAAAGATAACATTGTGTAAGTTCTTAATGTTGATGCCTGTGCTGAAGGTTCCATAGGATGCAACAATAATTGCATCTTTCTCTTGCTCAGTAATTTTTCTTACAAGTTCTCTGTCTTCAGCATCTACGCCACCATGGATGAAGAAAACTTTTCTACCATCCTTGACACTGCTATTTATCAATTCAAAAAGAACCTTTCCATGTGCTTCCACTCTACTAAAGAGGATAAGAGTATTGCCATCCAAATCAACGGCAAGATTCTTAATGAAATTATTTCTTTTTTCATGTGAGATAAGGAATTGAATTTCATCTTCATAGGTATCAAACTTTTGTGGTTTATATTTGAGAACAAGACACTGAATATCTAATGTTGCAAGATGTCCTTCATCAATAAGTTTCTTCGTTCCTGTTACTTTGTATGATGGTCCAAATAGTCCCTCTAAGACCCACTTATGCGTCTGTGTGCCGTCTAAAGTTCCTGTGAACCCATAACGATACTTAGCGTGATGAAGTTTGTCCATGATACCTACCAGTGACTTGCTCTTAAACAAGTGTGCTTCATCACCAATAACTACATCATATTCTTCAAAAAATGACCTTTCTAGTTGATAAACAGATTGCCAAGTAGTAATGGTTACATCACTCTGATTACTTCTCTCCCTTCCAGAATAGATTCTATGGCAGTGATTCTCTGCATCCCACCCATAGTCCTTGAAGTCCTTATACATCTGCTCTACAAGGGACGTAGTAGGCACTACAAGGAGGATCTTCTTCCCTTTAGATACAAAGTACCTAACCACTGAATAAATCATAAATGACTTACCAGAAGCAGTAGGACTGATTAAAAGTTTTCTGTTATATCTCAGTGCTTCATAAACTGCTTCAATCTGATAATCTCTTGGTGTGATATCAGGAGATAGCACTTTCATATAATCCTTTACACC